TCGAGGTATCGACATACCTGACAAGAGTTATCTCCTCGTCAAGTATCTTTCTACCTACATTATAGGCACCTGAATCCTTAGTGTAATCCGCTGCATATGCCATTGGATTACCTCCTTACATACTTGTGTTGAGGATAATTCCTCTAATAACCACCCAGAAAGCTCCGGTTGTATGAGCAGCATCACCATGAATAACTATAAACCCTGCTGACGTATAAAGTTTTCTGGCATTTGTTGCCGTAACCGTTCCAGCAGACTGGGGATGGTTAGTGACAAAGGTTGTCGTTGCGGAATCATCGTCTGTTACATCAAGAGCATCAGTTCCTTCTGCTGTCGCAGTAATAAGATATGCTTCTAGAACAGCAAAATTGGCTGGTACAGCCATCACCTTGATGTACTCATTATTCCCGACATCATAACCTGATACCGTAGTGTTAATATATCTCGTAAGAGTAACAACCTCGTCGAGAATCTTCTTACCTACATTATAGTTTCCTACATCTTTTGACCAATCATGTGCGTATGCCATTTAACACCCCCTTACAGACCGCTCATATTGCTTCTAGCAACGTACAGACAGAGCGCCCCATAATCCTTAGAGTTGAATTTAGCCTTCTGAACCTTGAAGGTCATTCTCCAGGCATAGAACCAATCTTCCTCATAATCTTCAGAATCTTCTACGATAGAAGGTCTTTCACCGAATGCCGCCTGAAGAGCCTGAGCGCCAAGTAATTGACACTTCGCATAAGGGACAGATGCACCACCCCCATCAGTACCCGTTGTAATCCATTCAGATTCATGGATAATCACATCATCCCATACGTAAGATGCAGTTGTGAACAAAGGATTATCACTCCCACGCTGCATTGCTTCCCTATACGACTGCTGAACAGTTGAATTAGTCTTCCAATCATACAGAACATCGGGGTAGACGATAAGAACATAGTAATCTCGCCCGTTAATCTTTACCGGCCTGATGGGAATCTGCCCCCTTCCGCCTCCGGTCTTAGCCCATACTCTAAGTGCTGACACCATTGAAGGAGTAAGCTTATCAGAAGCAGTAATAGCTGCCTTCGCTGTTGCTTCAGTAGTGGTGCCTGTTATAGTCCCTGATGTTGAATAAATCAGTTTTGTAGGTGAAGCATCAAGTGCAGTAAAACACAGGGAATCAATTTTTTCAGCACCCCAATTAAGAAGCGCAGTTCTTGACTCTGCTGGCATATCGAATGACGCTCTTGCCCAATCCATAGGAGCACCAGCAGAAACAGCCTGACGATACCGCTCAAGTTCTAGGGTCTGATTATAGGTAGTCAATGCTACTTCTTTTCCCTTAAGGGTCTGACCAGAAGTAACACCAGCATAGGTAGCAGGATCAAGCCTTGGAATAAGACCAAATGTAACCTTGTCACCATCCCTGGTCTTGGTCTTGCCCTTGGAACCAAGACTCGTCTTGATGTAAAGCACATCATTCGGGCTTGATTCAAAATCTTCACCAGCATTGAGTTTTGTGAGCGCATCACCACCAAGACGAGAAGCAAAATATGACGCCTTAATGGTATCCCTAAATAAAGTCTCTTCCCAACTCTCCTTACGAAGAGCATCAGAAGTAGTAATAGTAGTCCTAGACATTTTTTACATTCCTCCCTTATATACCCGTTGCAGTTCTTCTCTCGACATGCGATAAACGGGCTTTGTATTTTCTATGGTTTCTGTTGTTTTCCCGCCACCGGTTTTAGCCGTTATGGTTTTTGACTGAGTTGCAGCTTTTTCAATCTTTTCAACCAACTCAGAAGGCTTCGCCTTCAAAGACTCATTTTCCTTCTTGAGTGATTCAAGTTCTGCTTGTAAAACGGCATTTGATTTATAGAGTTTTGCCCTCATATTTAAGTTATAGAGGGTTGTTGCATCAAGAACATAGGGTTGCTTTTTGAATGCTTCTATTGATGCTGCATCTACACCATCCTGCTTGATAATTTCAGCCATATCATCAATAGACGATTCAAAATCAGGTGACCAGGATGTAACATTCGATCTATTTTTCTCATATGCTTCAATTTGTTCATCCTGATGCTTTTGATTTTCCCTTGTTTTCTGCTCTATCCTCCATTCTTCTAATGCCTTATGACCGGCAACAGGATCTTCCCAATAAACCTGCCTGATTTGTTCTAATCTTGCTGTTTCATCTTCGGGTGTGCTCTTCCTCAAGAGTCCCAATTCAGTTCCAAGTCTGGCAAGCATTTTGTCCTGATGCTCGGCTTTCTTCTGTGCCGCTGACCATTTTTCCTGAAGAGCATCAAAATCTTCTTTGGAAACTGTTCCATTTGTATCAGTTCCTTCAGCAGATTTATCGTCCACTCCAGTTTTCTTACTTTCAGGCGTTCCTTCATCCTCAACGGTCTGATTTATTGGCTGTCCCTTCAGGGCCGTAGCCAGTTCATCAGCGCTCATTGAAGAAACCGGAGTTTCCTGAACTTCGTTAGTCATTTCCTGTTCCATTTTTAAGGCTCCTTCGTGTCCTTTTTTATTTTATGATTCTATTCTTCCACTAACTTTGACAGTAGCCGCTGGTGTACCAGTATTTACAGTTCTAGTACCCCAATTTACCTTAAGATATCTGACCGGTTTATTAACAATATGAACCATCTCACCAGATATATTCGTGGATGTGTCAAGATCTCCCCAATTGCTATTATCTAGACTTCCCTTCAATGTTATACTCGTTGCTGTCAGCGTTCCACCTGCATATACAATATCCCAGGTAAATGCGCTCATGATGTTTCCGAGCGCCAGTACATCGCTGTCACCTGTTGCAACAACGGCACTCAGGATTGTATATGGCCCGAAGCGCTCCCTTTGTTCCTTCGTTACACCAAGATCAATAGTAGCCATTACTGCCCTCCATCAAATGGGGAAGAGCTATAAGCCATACCTCTCCCTTCTTGAGCTATTTTTGCCTTTATTATTTCTGTTTCGTACTTCTTGTTTTCCTGTGTCATCTGCTGCTGCATCATTGCATTAACCTCCGCAAGAGCCTGATCCTTGTCGGGTATAGGTGCATATTTGAAGAATAACGACGGAGGTATCTGAACCCCCTTACCAGCTAGCTCTAATAACGCTAGGAAATTACTCATCATAGCCGAAGGAGATGCTGGAGATTCGGAGATATTAACATCATGGGCGCTTAAATCAGTTGTTTTTAGGATATAATCAATAGAATCTACCGTAAATTGATCTATTGGAATACCACCAAGGGTTACTGCCTCATTGGGATTTTTATAAGACTGATTAATCAGAACCCTCATTATCCTCTTAGCATCATACAGTTTCTGAACATACGATATGAGGAGCTTGCCTAACTTCTTTTCAGCAAAACTCAAATTATCAAAAATGAAATCGTTGCCCAATAATTGCTGAACAATCTTCTGCCTAAGAGCTATACCGGACTGATTCCCTCCTTCCGCACCCATCATCTCAAGATTTACATTGATTATTTCTCTCAAGTTTTGAGAAAAAAGACTTATCGCATTTACAAGCTCGGCAGGGAACTTTACTCCTTCTTCCTTTACCGGCTTTCTGTTTAAATCCTGTAACTTAGATATAAAACCAGGAGAAGATGCATTATTCTTAAACTTCTGCTCCTCTTTTTTATCCGCGAAGGTGTTTTCGTCATAGAACCAGCCATAGCTAACTACCTTATTCAATATGTCAACAAATTGACTATATGACTTATTTATCAGTCTCTGGAGGTCTTTTACGCCCTCAACCTTACCCCACCATTTATTTCCCCTCTTTTTTGCATACACTGGAACAATACTGAAATCCTGAACGGCAAGGTCCGGGTAATAATCTTCTAGAACAACGCCACCAGCAGCCTTACTCATCCTCATTCTAAACGTAACACGAGGGATAAGTGAGAATCCAGGCATAGTTTTTACCGCATTAACATCAGCATCAGACCATCCATCAGAATTAAATACAAATCCATCATTAGCATTTACTATAATATTAACCCTGCGATACTCTTTCTGCTCGATCTGAACAACCCGGTACTGCTTCTTGGCAACATCAACCATATCATAACTGGACCAGCCACTTGATTTTGATTCTGAATGACGCTTATCCCAATCTTCGGATCTGGAGTTAGCCGGTACTTCGGATTCCTTGTCTTCAGGTACAATTCGTGAAGCCTTTTCGGGATGCATTTCCTTGATCTTGGAAAGCGAAAACCACTTCCACTTGACTATATAGTCGCAATCAGAAAGATCATCCTTTTCGTGAGGGCCACAAGCTGCACCATCCCATTCGTATCGTTCTACAACTACGTCGCCGAGTATATTCTTATCACGGTCCTCATAATGATTGAAGAACCCTCGTCCCGGAACACATACGTCCTCAAATACCTTTGTTTTCTCCCTCTGGTAATAACAGTTCTCAAGAATGTCTTTTACAACATAATTAAGAATGTCTGCGACTCTACTGTCTCCACCTTCCATTGGGATGTATCTTATCTCAGTACGGTTCTGCCTCTGATAGCCGGATAAGTTATCAATCTTTGCCTCTAGTTGATTTATAGTTATAGCTGCCCTGTCTTTAGTAGCCAGATCCTTTGCAGTTGCATCCTCCCACTGCTTATGGGAATACATTTCCTCTGCTTCTATCGCAGCATCGCGGGATTCCTTCTCAATATCTCTAGCTTCCTTATAAAGCGTCAATATATTGTCAAGAACTTCTGAATCCTTTAATTTGGGATCTCCACCCTCATCTTTCAACGGGTACTCATCAGCCTCATGGATATGCCCATCCTGGGCAGGCTCCACCACGCCTTGATTAATGGAATGAGAATGCTTTTCAGATACAGAGGTTACACCAGAACCATCATCCCTCAGATAAACAATGTGGGTATGTTGATTTTTATACTTCCTAGTCTTTAGAAGCACAGCCACAACAACCACCTCGTGCTACATAACATAAACAATAAAATACATTTGTCAATAGTCAATTTTATGACGCCATCCAAGATAAGAAGTCAGTGACCTTATCCCTCATCTTTTTCCTTGATGCCCGCTCGTCTTCTTTATCTTCTCCATCCATCTTCCTATACGACAAGTCTTGGATAGAATAGGCTATACTAACTGCATCAGCCTTATCAGGAGACTCTATCCCCCTGGCCTTCATATCCTTCTTACTCTCCACATGGATAGAATTGGCACCGGCAGGGCGCCATTTTATTGACGATAGTTGTCCGATAAGTTCGTCATCATTTATAATAGATATGGTTCCTTGTTCAAATCTTTGGCGAAGATTCCAATAATCCTCATCCCTCTTATTTCTGAATCTATCTGTATCTCTGGCCTTCTCTCCTCCACCATATGGCCTAACATTCTTAAATCCTCTATCTTTCAAAAGACCAGCGAATCCCCACCCGACTCCTACAATATCAACCGCCGTGACATCGGGGCAACTCTCGCCTCCGAACTCACCGGCTATATAATCAGCAAGATACTCTGATTTCCGCTCATCCTTTTCGTATATCCTCTTTATAACCGGACCATGGCGGAGAACTGCTATTGTCTTATTAGACCCACCAGCAGCCACATCTATCCCAAGAACCTCTGGTGAATCCTCCAGGGGCTTTATATCCCTATCAACCGCATCCATTATCCAGTCATACGGTATTAATGTGTCAGGATCTGCAAGCGGTAGAAGCCCCTTTACTCGCACCCTGTAAGTATTGCTCTCCTTGCCATACTTTTTAGCTTGCCTGTCTACATAATCCCTCATGCCTGTAGATCCAGTCACCTCATCAATATTACTATCCTCACAGTCCCATCTCAGCGGTATCCAAAACTCCCTATCGCTCGTATGAGTCCTCGCAAAATACCCAGTACTCCTGGTAGGATTCCCAATAAGTATCGCTATGTTCACCCTGCCAGTAAGTGCACCCTCCAATGGCTTGAACACGCCATCAGGCACACCAGACGCCTCATCAACAGCCATCAGCAGATATTCCTTGTGAGCACCTGCCAATGTTTCAGCCTGTTCGTCTGAACTCGCCCTGGCATTCGTAGTCCTGGCCGTGATAAACCACTCACCCTTCTCACTCACATTGAATATCTTATCACTCTGTACCTCTATCGTATCCCTCACAATAGGATACAGACTCCTTCTCTTCCACTGCCGTACCTCCTTCCATAAAACATCCTTAATCTGACTCGCAGTTGGAGCCGTAACCCTCCCCTCAGAATACGACCAGCATGTCATCCACCAAAATATAACATTACTCAACCACGCATCCTTGCCAGTACCATGACCGGAATGAATCGAAATGCCTATCTTCTTACTGAACGCCTCATCCTCTGGCGTCAATCGGAGACCCTTGGACTTCGCAAACTTCAACTCACATAAACGAGCCAATAGCTTGCTTGCCTCCAACTGCTGATTCGTCGGAGTAAACCCCATCACATCCTTGAAAAATATCTCAGGATACTGCCTCCAGACCAATTTGGCCTGCTCATTAGATATACCTTCGTTTTCCTCGCTTTTCCTAGCCATATCTCTAAATACCTCACTCACAGTCCCTAATAACTACCCACTTCCTACCCTTAGCACTCAACTCCCTCTCCTCTATGTAAGGCGTGAAACTCAACATCAAAGCCACGCCAGGATGGTAACTCTCAATCGCTATACACTCGTCATCAGGCTTATCATCTAAAAACCTCTTCATATCGCCTACTGTAAATCTTCCATGAGTATCTATAATCAATTACCTCCTTTTTGTTTATATTCGCTGGAAAGAGGGGTATATGCATATCTTCTTCACTACAATCGCCTACCCCCGGACTCCCCCCCCCTACCCTCGGACCCTACAGGCAACGGGGACCATGCGCAACTACTTGATATTACATATGTAGGATATATCTTACACAACTTGTCATAATGTATATTATCGGCATACCAAATGATATCAATGACATAGGGCTTGTGCTGGACGTTGTCTTGTGGTTCAGGATCGATGTTTTTTCTTTGGCACGATGGTTGCATCTATGGGCCTATTCAGCAGGTGCCATATCAGCCACTTCCTCGCTTATTTCTTCTCCTGGAGCGTCAATAATCTCTCCATATTTCCTTCGGATCATCTTCTCGTAGGCTTTCTCGGTCATCTCTAACTTAGCGGAAACACTGATATTTGTTGCTTTGCCACGCTCCAGCCTTTCCTTGTCGTAGGCTATACCCATTGACAATAATTTGACGCTTAGAGGAGCTTTCGCGATGTCTTCAGCGGTAACGTTTCGTAAAATCCTCTGCTGCATAGCCGCCAGAATATCAGCTCTATGTCGTTTAAAATCCTCGACTTCTCCCTTTT